TCAACTTTCCTTGGCTTCATTACTATCCAACACGCATCAGCAAAATGAGCATGAGGTGTACCGCGAGGTCTTTGATGCATACCTCTAACTAAATTTTCACCGCCTAATTCTAAAAGTTCTTGTACGGTACTTCTAAGTCCTAATGCCATTTTTCACTCCTTAAAAATTAATTGTTTCTAACCAAAGTCCCGCTGATTCTTGTATGCCAGAAGGCGGCTCTTTTGTTTCAGCTTCCTTCCTAGTTCCCTGGGCTACAAGAACATTCGTTTGTGCTTCTTGACCTTCTGTCACGCTATCAAGTTTTTTGCCCAGTGCTTTTTGTTCTACAATAGTGTCTTTAGCTAATCGTTGTTTTTCTGTCTCTTTAGCTGATATTGCTATCCGTTTTTGATCTTCTGCGGCTCCAACTGCATCACCTGCACCACCAGCCTTATCAAACTTCAGAGATTCAATTCCTTTTCCTAAACCTTTTCCTATAAAAGGAATCTTTGAGACATATGGTTTAATAGCCTCCATTAGACCGTTCCATAAATCTCTAAACCAATCTGTAAATGTCTTTATACCTGATAAGAGCATATCAAAAGGATTTCTCAAAAATTTAAATATCTGTCCTACGAGCCAATCAATTCCTGACATCATTTTGGAAGCAGCGCCGCCTTCTATCTCAACACTAAAGATTCCAAGAATTTTATCCATAACCCAACCAAATATCTTCACAGGCAACTCAAAGAAACCTTTAATGGCGGCATTAAGACCACCTTGTATCCTAGATAATATATCGCCTTCAGTTGCCATAAATCCCTTAATGAAATCAATAATACCCAGTACAATTGTAATAGGCCAACCTAAGATTTTAAATCCCTTAGCAAAACCAGCGGCAAATTTCTTAAATAACTCAGCAACAGGTTTAAACATTTTGAAAATAAATGCGAATCTCTTAAAAAATCTTCCTATACCTATAAAAAAATTAAGGGCCTGATCTCCTTTTTTAGCAAGACCTCTTATCCCAGGCAACTTCAAGAACATCTTGAAGATGCCTCCAAAAATACTTCCTATTTTTGTAAGAACACCGCCAAATACAAATTTCAGTCCCTTCCACAAGACTTCAAATGGCAGTACAATTGCCCTAACTATACCACCAAGAGCGGCACCAATTGCAAATGCAATAACTCCAAATATACCTAGAATCATTCCCCAAGCAGTTTTCTGTTTCTTCTTATCAAGTCCCTCTACAAACTCTGCTTTTTTATCGGCTACTAAACTATCTAAAATACCTTCGAGTAATCCTGTAGACTTTTCTTGCTCATCCAACTGTTCTTCTTCAATACTTTTGCCACCTGCCAGTAGTCCCAAGTCTTGTCCGATGCCTTTAAAGAAGTTACCAACATTTCCCATAGTGTCTTTAAGAAAATCAGCTGCTTCTCCGAAAGGTCCAAGAACTTCTTTAACATGACCACTCACAGCCTGAACAGACTTCTGCGCCTGCTCTGTTAAAGCCTGACCTGTCTTGAGGTTCTGTACCATCTGCTTGAAAACAAACTTATTCTGTCTGTCATCTTCTGCCATAAATTTCTCCAATAAAAAAAGGTCTAAGGGCGCTGACAAGCCCTTTAGACCTTCTTAGGATCCTTTAGCTCTAAGGCTAAGCGTGGCTTACGAGGATGCAATACTATCTGCGTCTCTCTTAATATCCCTCACTAACAAGTTGAGATAAGCTTCTCTCTCAAAGTCAGCCATTTGGAGACTCTCCTTGATACTTATCCCTGCTAGCTTTGCTAGCTGATACTGCTGAGTAACAATGGCATCCATTGTTATATCAGAGCACAAAATTTTAATTAGAAAAAAAACTGATTCATCGGAATATCTACGTCTTTAGAAAAACCACATAATTGGCCATGAGTAGTTCCAAACCTAGGAACCTTCATGTGTTTACATGAAACCTTAAATGTAAAATCCAAACCGAAATCATATTTTTCAAACCAGTTTGTGACCTCGTCATATTGTCCTCGTGGAATACTCTCCAATAAGAATTGCTTATCTTCTAAGGAAACCTCAGAATCAGCTCCCTCTGGAGTTATAACATTTCTGACAACAATAGCATTAGCTACTAAAGATGTCTCGGTAGCTAACTGTAAAGGTGTAAGAGTATCACCAAACTTATTTCTTACATAATTGTAAGCAACAAGTTGATCTTCTCTTGTCACAAAATCAAGCTCTAGACTGATATTTTCATCCAATTTAACAATATTGTCAATATCAGTCGGTGGTAATTTACAAGATAGTTTTTCCAAATCTACACTTTGTAATGATTGTGAACCACATTGAGGACAAGTAAATTCAAATTGGTACTGGTTTCCTTTTGTCTTTTTACGAATTTCAACAAGTAAAAAAAATCTATCTTGTAGATACATTTCCCTTATATTGAATCCTTCATTTAAGACTGAGGACCCAATAAGTTCATCTAGCGCGTGCTCTATGACCATTGGGTCATCCTCATTTTCATACGCCAATACCTTCTTCATCTGTCCCGTGGTTAACGGTTTGAATCTAATGACTTCACCTGTTCCAGGTGTGGTAGCCTCAAATTCATAGACATTCAGATATTTCTTAAAATCTGACATATTTCACCTCACTAATTTTTATAATGGGAATTGTGGTCCCATATTATCCTGCAAATGATGGTGCACTTACATAAGCCACACCACGATCTACAACATGGTATTGATATGACCAAGTAACTGTAAACTGTGCCACATCGGTAGTTGCATAGTCAAGTTCCACTGCTGAAACTGTCATTGGCCATGCTCCTACTAATTTATACTTGAGAATGGTGTCGCCATCAAGACCTATCATTTCAACCTGTTGGTCAACCATATAATCTACAGGAGACCCATGAACGTTGGTAGTTGGGTCTAAGATTATTCTTTTCCATTCAAGATACCACTGTAAGATGTCAGCATCTTTGTCAACATTGAACATAACGTCCCAAGTTGAATAAGTTGCTTTACCTGCCATCTTATAGTCGAAACCTTGCCAAGGAACTATGATCTCCTCATGGGTTGATTCAGGAAGCGAGGACGTTCTTACCAAGTAAGTCGCAGTATCAGTATCTGCGCCCAAACCAAGCGGGAACACTGGTTTAACATAGAACAGGTAGCCTCTGGCGCCTGCCTGAAACTTAGCTCTAAAACTTTCAATATCAAAGTTTGGCATTCTTTTTTCCTCCTATTAGATTATCCTGCTCTCAAAGCTGCGATCTCAGTAAAGGATGCACCAGTCTTGGTTGCTATAAAGTTCAGGACTATAAATTCTGCTGCTCTTGTTGGCTTGACATATATATCACACCAAAGTTCATTTCTATCAATTCTCTCTGGAGTGTTATTGGTCCCGTCACAGATAACGAGATAGTCATAGACACCTCTCCTTGCCTTCACGTCCCTAAGAAACGGATCAATCATATTGACCAATAGAAGTCTGGTGAGATCATCATTTGGTTCAAATAAGAAATACTTGACTGCTGTTGAAATAGATTTCTCTAAAATCATAAACAATCTACGGACATTAATTCTATTGAATGCTGAAGATTTATCCAATATAGTTTTTTGACCCCAGATAACCTTGCCTTGACCAGCAAAACTAACAATCGGGTTCAAACCATTTTGGTAAATAATGTCTCTATTTCCAAGAGTTGGATTCCATGCAAGTTTTCTAATATTTGATAGACCGCCTCTATTAAAGCCTGCAGGTGCAAACCATGGGTCCGTCACATTATCAGTTCTTGCAAAGATGCCTGCTGCGTGACCTGATGCCGGAATCCAGCGATAAGTTGCATTATACTTATCATAAGTTTCAAGCCAATTAGAATAAACAGCCGCATAACTTGTGTTAATATTAAGATTATCAGATACATACGCACCTGTTCCTCGTCTCCACTCTCTCAAATCAGATTCTTCACTACCGCTATTATTAACAACGGCAGAATACGGACAATCGAGAACAGCCATCGCATCAAATCTAGTTTCGCAGATTGTTGTAATATACTGTTTTATAGTATTTGATTTAGCCGAGTCAATAAAGATATTGACATCAATTTCTTCAGGATTTTGATACAGGTCAAAAGCTGTTTGAATTATAGCATCATCTACAGAAGTTCCTAAATCATTGTCACCACCACCAAATGTCTGATAACCAGAAGTAGAAATTGTTATAGTGTTATCTTTTTGGATTTGGTTCATAGAAATTCTGATATAACTAGATTCCTGATTAATAACATTTGGAGCATACATGCTGATGCCTTCATCATTTATTTTAGCTTGATTTGTTGAAACATTCCAAGATTCTACTATTGACCAAGTGTTTTCATTCTGCTCTTGTGCTTCAACAACTATGAGAAACTCTTTAGTAGATTCTGGTTTAGTATCAACTGATGTAATTGCATTATATGTATCCCAACCGATATAACCACCGGTAATCATCGCCGCATAAGTGTCAAAATCAGCAACAGCGAGCCTGATTTTATTACCCCATGCTCCTCTTGATGCTGCTATTAGCCAGAACGGGTCTGTGCCTGTAGCTGTGAAATCATTATCAAATTCATCTGGATCTTCACTAGGAAGATCAGCTAATTTATAAGCATTAGAAGTTGTATAAGCAACAAAATCTGTGCCGGCACCTGTCGTAGCCTTAGTTCCTGAATATGTTGCAGAAAGTGGCATGACACGGGTACAATATAATTTATTACCCCATCTTAGAAATCCAGCCGCTGACAGAATATCACGATAACAATTAGCTGTAGAAGTAGGCTTACCAAATTCTTTAATAAGCTCATTCTCATCTGTTACCAAGAGTTGTTTATTCTCAGCACCTTTCCAAGTATCTCTTAAAACTGTAACCGCTATTGAAGTTGCCACGGCAGGAATAGTCGTGCTTAAATCAATTTCGTTTACGGCTACTAGGGGACTTAGATAAAAAGCCATTTTGTTTTTCCTCCTTAAAAAATTTACCTTACTATTCTATGTTATTTACTTCTTTTGCGCATAAATACCCAATGAAAGACATAAATAAGACGGAGTGTAAGATAATGGTAGATACACAACCTAAAATAAAACGAAACAAAATTTATAATTTTCGGGTTTCCGATGAGGAACTCCAAATTATCCGAGAACTGGCAAGGGAGTATAATCTCCCTGGTATGTTCCGTTCATGGATAAAGGAAACTTACAATGAACTCCATCGTGACCCTGACGATTCTACATACGGCTTAGGTAGCCGCAGTTGACCGATCTCTGACCTCGAAACGATCATATACAAATTGACAGGTACATTCCAAATTTGTCTCGCCTTCTCTTGTAGTAAACGTAATCTCACCCAACATATTTATCCAAACATTTGTAAAGTATATTCTAAGAATTTCGTTCTTAAAGTTATCAGTTACTCTTAATACGGCATCTACAAGATAAGCTGATGGCAAGGCACCATGAATGTCTTTATTATTATTAATTGCTGTCAGCCATCTATAAAGGACAAGCCAATTCAAGAACGCCGAATCAACTGTAAAAGATACAGACCATGGCTCAAAAGTCATTCTGCCACTATCAAATGGAATAACAGCTCCCAAAAATGTCCCTTCAATAATATCTAATGACAAACCAGGAACAATAGTTTCAAAAATATTCAAAGTCAGCTCATCAGTAGCACCCAATGTTGTCTCAGTAGGCAACTTAGGAAATACTAACTGAAAATTAGCGGGACTTGATTTGTCGAGATTCACATTGATCGCCATTATAATCTCCTTTTCTACTTTAAGGTGCTTCTGATGTATTGTAA